TTCATAACTGGAAGATACTTCTTGATAATTTGAGATTTGATTCCAGTATCTTTGAGCATAGAAAGGACAACCTCATGATTATCCCTCCTATGTTTTGTAGAGGAAAGTTCTTTCTCGATTGAAACTCCTTCCTTTGCCAACTCTTTAAGCTTGTCTTGTTCTCGTATCAGGTTTGCCCCGCCACCATTTTGCTTTTCAATTTCTTCTTCAATTTTTTGTATAGAGTCTTGCTTCCACTGGATCTCCCGATTATTGGCAGTGACTTGCTGTTGCAACTCTTGGAAATTTTTAAATAGTTCTTTTTTCTTATTGAGGGATTCAGTGATATCATGGATCTTAACCTTAAGATCTTTAGTTGCAGACTCCAGTTCGGTAATCGATGATTCGATTGTTGACTTCTTTTCGGTTCTAAGCTCTTCAGTTATACTTTGCTTGCAAGTAGGGCAGATCTCATTCTGTTCAAAGAATTTATAATCGCTCTTCAGTTTTTTAGATTTGTCTTGGAACTTAGATTCAAAGATTTTGAGTTTGTTAAACTCATCCTCTATGTTACCACACTCGTCGATCTGTGTTTGTAGTCCTTCACACATTTCGAGATTTTCAACATTCAATCCACGGATCAATTCGATTTCTTTTTTAATAGAGTTGATATTGTCCTGTCTTTGAATGTTATTTGCAGCAGACTGCTCCTTCAGGTCAGCAATAAACCTTTGTTGCATGTCTACTTTTTCTTTGGCAATCTCCATCTTGTAATCAAGATCTCGAATCTCGTCACGAATAATCTTAACGCGATCCTTGAGAAGGACATTCATCGTAGAGAAGATCTTGATATCAAGCAAGTCTTCAATAACTTCTCTACGATGAGCTGGAGGAAGCTGCATGAATGGAACAAAAGTAGAAGAACCAAGTATGACAACCTGAGTGAATGACTTGTAATTCAACTTCAAAATGTTTTGCTCTAGCGCCCTCTGCTGATCTACAGCCGAAGCCTCTTGGTTCAACATTTTGCCATTCAGACATACCTCAAAGATAGAGGGTTTGATTCCACGACGAACAAGATATTCCTTAGAACCAACGCTAAACTCTACCTCAACAAGGCAATCCTTTTCGTTGATCGAATTGATCAACTGGGGTTTGTTGATTTTCCTAAAGGGTTTGTTGAACAGGGCGAAGCAAATCGCATCCAGAAGAGTGGACTTGCCAGCTCCGTTACTACCCACAATCAGAGTAGAAGGACTGTCATCAAGACGCAGTTCAGTAAAAACATTTCCCGTAGAGAGAAAGTTTTTCCAACGTATAGACTTGAATATAATCATAATGTAAGGACAAAAATTAATCTTCTCTTGGAGGTATCACTATATCGTCTGGAGTGACAATATAGTATGGGTGACCGTGCTGCTCGCAAGCTCGCATAGCATTACGGTCCTCCACTTCTACTACCGACATTTCTGGAAAATCATCAGCTTCCAGAAGACCAGCATAGCGCACTGCGTCGTCTTTGTCAAGGAAAAGGTATACGATCTGCTCTCCTTCATCTGAAGTAACAGCATACGCACCTTCCTCTTCATATCCTTTCAGTGCGAGTATGTACATCAAACAAGCTCCAGTGCTTCGACGTACAAAGATTTTAGAATGTTCTTGATGCCAGACTTATCTTGATATTCAAGTTCATCAACATACCTCTCTAAGATCGTGAGAGTATCTTCAGTTTCGATATCAATTTCTTCTTGAAGGTCTGCCTCAAATGAGGGGTCCTCAATAATTTTTACTTCATGTGCTCCAGCAGCAAAAAGTTGAGCAACAAAGAAGTCAAACTTGTGAGAGTCATTCTTCTTTTCTACAACAACTTTGACGAACTTATCAGAGTAATCTATGTACTTAAACTTAGAACTATTTACCTTAGTCTCATCATAGTAAATCTTTTCATAGATCTCATATGGATTGATTACATGCTGAAGCTTTAAAGTTTCAGTATCAAAGATATGGAATCCTCGTGGATCTTTGTAATCATTCCAATAGATCTGATAGGGATTACCAAGATAATTTACATTCGCTCTGGATGACTTATGATGGTAGTGTCCTGAGAATACTTGCTTGAACTTCTGATAGCGACCGCTCTCATCACCGTGGTCCATGACGAGTCCTCTACGGACTTCAAATCCGTTGAGCTCAAGGTGCCCCATCGCGTGAGTGCAAGTTGTCTCTTGGATGCATTTATAAGTTTCTTCAGCATTTTCTTGATTAATCCAGGGAATAAAAAGTACATCAAGTCCACCGACATTTACTTCGGTGGGTTTAGCATATATTCTAACATTTCCATATTCCCTTAGAACATTATCCAGGGTGTTAATTCTATTAGTGTCTTTAAAATATGCGGTGTGGTTTCCAACAACAGAATGAACTGTGATGCCCATTTCCTCTAGGCGATCATAGTAGTTCTTTCTAGCCCAGTGGATAGACCATAGGTCAACATTCCTACGATTGTCGAACGTATCTCCAAGATCGATAACCGTGGTAATACCTTCCTTCTCTAGGGTAGGGAAGAATACATTCTCATAGAACTTCAGAAAGAAGTCATGAAAAATTCTATTAGATTTCCTAGCACCAAAATGCTGGTCTGTGATAATCGCTACTTTCATTACAATTTTCCACCAACAATACTATCATACACTTTAACATCTTCCATGCCAACTGGAGGAATGTATCCGTCGCGTTTCCATTTGAGATACCAGTATGTACCAGAAACTACTTGATCTAATTCAATAGCAGTAACCAATTCTTTACCAGACTCATGGTAGCTAGTGTGCATACCAAAACGACTTCTAGCAATCCTCACTTTGCCCAGATCTTCTTCACCGACATAATGGGACCAATCAGTTGCCCAGTTGTCGTATTCATGTAATTTAATTTCTGTCATTACTTAATTCGAAGTTCCACGTTTTCTTTGATGGTGTTATAGTCCGAAGAAAAATCGTTGTCATCGGAATGAAACACTTGTTCATATCCAGAACGAATCAAGATCTTGTTTTTGATCTCAAGCTGACGTTTTTCTTTTTGGATCCTACGCAGAAAAGCATAGTAAATGATCTGAGTAAAGTAAGCAAATGGATTGCTGGATTTCTCAGGGTTGAAGTTCTCGATATACTGTACGCAGTTCTCGATACCATCACAAATCATATCTTCTCTGAACATGTAGTTCACGAAGTTTGGTTTGTATGAAAGGTGTGTTGCAATCTTCAGAAAGCACTCGCCAATATAATTATTAATTTGAGGACGTGGCTCACCCTTCTCCGCAGCGACTTTGCACTTGCGTTTGAATTCGACGAGCTCCTCTAAGAATTCTTTGTTATTGACGTAGTGTTCTGATTTTCCTGTTTTCTTTGTCATTCATACCGTGGGTATTACTTTTGTATAAGTGTAGCAAATGGAACCACATAAGTCAAGGGCTTGACAGACCCCTCGAAAAACCATATAATAACCCTGTGGAGGGTTCAAAGAATAGATAAGCTTTTAATTCTTAAAGAGCTTTTCGAGTTTCTGTCGAGCCTCCTCGACCGATCCGATTCTTCCTATGCCGTTTGTCTTGTCTACATTTAACTGATTTGGATCTCTATTTAATTTTCTTAAAGAGAGCTTGTAGAAGACTTCTACTTCAGAGCTAACCTCTACAAGTGTGACGATCTTCTCTTTGGGAATGATAAATGTTGTTTCGTTTGAGAACTTCATCCAAGGTCCAACCTTGGCACCAGACTTCCTACCGAGTTGTACTTCTTCAACTTCGATTGGATTCTCAACGATTACATATTCTCCAGCTTGATCATTAACAGGACAAACAATAGCAAGAATCTCTTCACCAGTTATAAGTTTTAGTGCGGCAAGAAATTCTTCATCCATTTTAGTTATCTCGAATGCGAACATCGATGAATTCATAATTAAAGTTTTCTTCGTTATAAATTTTTACTCTTTCTACTAAGTGATTAAGTGTATAGTTTCTTTTTGTACCTTTGGAAATATCATCAGCAATATCATAAAGTACTTTTCTTTTGTTCTCACCTTTTCTGAGAACGCGCCCGATACTTTGTAAGTTTCTTACCCTAGATTTTGAGGGTGAGGCAAACACAACATTATGAAGATTTCGAATGTTGATGCCTGTAGAAAATGTTCCGTATGATGCAACGATAATGGAGTTGGATGTAGTCTCTGCAATTTGTCTTACTTTCTCGCGGTCTTCGACCTCAACTCCACCGTGTACCAAGAAGACCAAACGATCTTCTCCAACTTTATTATTTATGAGATCAAATAATGGCATCCCGTGACGCTCAACATAGTTGAACAGAACCAACGTGATACCTTCAAGAACACACACAAGATTACGAATGAATTTGTTTCTACCTTTGTGTTCAACTAGGTAATCAATCTCATCTTGATAGCTATTAAAGTTTTGAGAATCGTGCTTCAAGATTAAAACCTTGATCTCAAATTCCGAGAGGTGCCCTTGCTGAATCAAACTCTCAGTCTTGATAACTTTATTAACCGCACCAAAGACACCTTCAAGAACAAGGCGGTTCGTTGATGTTCCGTCTAAAGTACCTGTGAACCCAACGCGGTATTTACAGTCATGAAGCTTATTCATGATGCCAGTTAAAGACTTAGCTTTGAACAGGTGTGCCTCGTCTCCAATCACCGCACCAAAATCATTAAAGTAATTCTTAGGCAACTTGTATATGCTTTGCCAAGTTGTAATCACCACATCCTTTTTGGATACTGGAGATTGACCACCATAAACTTTATGGCAATAGTGTTTAGCGTTCCAACCGTAATCCTCAAAGTCCTTATACATCTGTTCTACCAGAGATGTAGTTGGAACAACGATTAAGGTTTTTAAATTCTTTTTCTCAAAGAATCTGGTAATCGCATAAATCATCAGCGACTTTCCAGATCCAGTTGGAGACAGCAGAAGCTTCCTCTTGTGCTTCAGAGCTTCGTATATGCCTTTGTATTGATAGTCTCGTACTTTATGTGGTATGTTTAGAGTCTTTACGAATTCTCCGATTCCTTCAGGGGTGACAAACTCATCCACTTCTGATGGAAGCCCGTAAAACTTGTTTTCTCTATAGACATATTCATACCCCCTTTCCTTGCAAAAACTTGTAATGTAAGGGAGAAGACCAACATAAATCTCGCCCGTACCAGGGGAGAATAATTTGATTTTGCCATCCCAGAACCTCTTCCTATAAGCTGACATGAATTTCGCTTGAGGTACATCAAACGTGAACTCGTCAGCTAACTCATATTGAACGTGTGGTTCACAATCAATCTTTAAGTAGACCTCATTCTTCTTTTCGATAATGACACTAGACTTCATAACCTTTCAAAAATTTGGCAAACTCAATCGCGTTCTTGATGTGAAACGAACGATTGTTAATTGCCGTGAGGATGGTCTTAATAGCTTCGACCATCTGGTTGTAATACTTTAACTTGAGGACTGCCTTTTGATATTCTTCGTCAGAGTCAAGATAGATTGGAACATCTTGCTTGAGAAGTTTAAAGTGGAATGGTTTCTCCGACTTCCCTGTATAGTACTCCCACCGATCACGGTAGACTTGCTTTACACTTATCTCTTGCTGATCCCGAAGGGTAGCAAAAGTATTGTAGAGTCTTAAATATTTAGCATGTAATCTGGGGATTGATAATGAGTCATGATCTAATTTTTCATCATCTAAGTGGGAATCTTTTTCCCACATATCGTCAAGGGTTTCAAGATTCATATAATTAATCCATCACTATTTGTAATCTCATAGACACTATACTTGAAGTTTACCTCTGCTGTAAAGTAGTTGATATCAGATACAGTAGAATCAAACTCCAAGGTTGATAAACTTGTTGGCCAAATGTTTTTAAAGTTGACGCTCGATACTGTATTGTAGTTGCTGTTGAGAATCAGTAAACGTGCATCACTCATTTGCTTCGTAAAGTTTGTAGTTCTTCCTGGTTCATCCACAGTTTGAATGTACTCATAGAACTCATCCCAAGCTTGAGGATTTGTCAATCCCTTTAACCACTTGTAGATCTCATAATAATTATCCAGTTGTTCATTCACCAAGAATCTCAGATTCAAATCTCCAAATGTCATCTTGTCCCCAGGGATTGAATAATCCTTGATTGGAGTTTGAATTTCTCTTACGCCAATACTAATATCTGGAATCGAAGCTGATTGACAAAAGTAATCTACATTTGGAGTTCTTCCAATTACAAATTTAAATCCTACTGGCGATAGGAAGTTTTGATTACTTGGTGAAAATAAATTATTTGATGCCATCTAATTTGCCAGCACTAACGGTATTTAGTTTGATGAAGTCACATGGAAGCGTGACTGACTCAACGTCCACATATCTCATATAGTCAACCTTGCAAACGTTGGGTCCGATTTCACTCATTCCAATAATTGCAAAGACTATAAGATTTGTCATTTTTTCTTGCCCCCATTCTTAGCCTTGTTAGCTGTGGCATTTCCTTGGTTTTGTTTTTTATTATTAGCAGATCCTTTCTTGCCTTTATTAGCTGACTTTGCCATCGGACCTATGCATAGAACAATATATTTATCCCATTAAAAAGGGGGTCCGAAGACCCCCCAGAATCCCATGTGGGAAATCGATCACATGAGGTTCTTGACGCGAACGCGGCGATAGTAAGCGTTAGCAGACAGGTTGCTGCTGTGCTGAGGATCGCTATTGCTCAGTGCAGTCAGACCCTTCGCGAATGGGTTCAGGACCATGCCGTAGCGGGTCTTGAAGCCAATACGTGGCTGGAAGGTGTCCTGACCGATCGCTCTGTACATTTGCAGAGGAACATATGGGCAATAGAACAGACCTGCATCATAAGCATTCGAACCCTTGTAACCAACAACGTAGTATTGGTCAGAAGAAACGTTTGCCGAATATGGGTCGATGTAGACCTTGAAGCGACCGTTCAGAGTACCGACGAAGGTGTTACCAGTGTCGTCGATCTCGCCCAGACCACCAACAGCACCGTTGATGCCGCTGGAGTAATCCAGAACGCCTGCCATAGCGAGTGCAGAAGCTACGTCAGCAGAAGTGATGATGACGTTGCCCTTCCCTCTACGAGTCTCTTGTGCGATTGCGTTAGCGTCGCGCTCGATTTGGAACAGCAGACCTTTGAACTTCTCAACCGACCAACGACCGTTGGAGTCAACGTCGAGGTCAAATACGCCAGCGTTGGCAACGTTAGCTTGAGCACCAGGCTTAGCACCGCGATAAACGGTACGAACAACCTCACGGTTGATTTCAGCAAGGATCTCAGTGCTCAGGATGTTTGCCAGCTCTGACTCAGCATCAAGACCGTGGATTGCCTTGAGGTCTTGTGCCAGTTCAACCGAGTAATCGGCTCTCAGCGCACGACCCTTTGCTTCAACAGCAATACGGTCGATCGAGAATGCCATCTCGTTGAATTCGCTACCAGAGTCACCAGCAGCTTCCAGTGAGGAGGTGCTGAGCTTCGAGGAAGCGAGGTCATAAGCGGTTGCGGTTGTACCACCACCAGTCGCATCGTTGATGAGACCAGGATTCAGTTCGGTAGTTGGGGTTGTGGTTGCACCCAGAGTACCAGAGAACTGAGCATCTGCTTCGTTGAAGAATGCTTCGTCACCAGTCTGGTTGGTGTAACGTGAACGCATCGCGAAGATCAGACCCGTAGGACCTGTCATAGGCTGAACACCTGCGATGTCATAAGCAATCAGCTTAGGCATAGCACGGCGGATCAGGCTGATCAGGATAGGATCGAAACCTGCAACTGCGCCCGAACCAGTGGTTTGGGTGTTGATAGGACCAACGTTGGTTGGTGCTTCGGTCAGGATTGCACGCTCCTCACGGAGGGCTTTCTCTTGGTTTTCCAGAAGGATGGAGGTAACAGCCTTACGATAGTTGTCCTTGATTTCAGGGAGACCATCATGGTTAAGGACTGGTGCCCACTTCTCCTGGAGGTGTTCTGCATTATACATGCGTTTACTCCTTTAAGTGTTTAAGTGGTTAACAGTTTGATCAGATTCTCTTAGCGAGAGCAGCAACATAGGCGCTCATAGATTCGCTAACAGCCTCAATTTTTGCGGGTTGATCAGAAGAAATCTCTTCCGATACCTCTACTTTGGGTGAACCAAAGTATGACTCCTTAATTTGAGTCAGCTTCTCACGGTACGACTCTTCAGTTTTGAACTCAACTGCTTCAGCGAGGGAGGTGAACTTATCCTTTTGGGTCTCAGCAAGACCACGGGTCAGTTCGCTCAAAATCTCATTTTTACGATAGGCAGATACTCTCTCATGCAGTTGGATGTTCTTCTCAACTTGCTCGTTGAGTCGGGTCTCCATTTCATCAAGCTTGTCGCTCATCTCTGCAACAACATCAAGTGATTCGGTAGGAACGTTGATGTTGCTTTCGATGAACAGGTTTCTCAGACCAGCGATGAAGGTTTCGGTAACTTCAGCACGGAGACCTTGCTCAATAGCAAGTTCGTTCTCCGACATCCATTCTTCACACGCATAGTTTAAGAAATTCTCTACACGTCCAGCAAACTCTTCTTTGATCGACTCGATCTCTTCGGTGAGTTTTGCTTCGACGGATTCCTTAATAGAAGAAACTTTCTCTTCTACCTTAGCAGAAACTGCTGCTTCGAAAACAGTTTTTGCCTTTTCTTGGAATTCTTCTGAAAGATCCGCGCCAGACAGGATTGCAGTAATGTCTTCAGCGATCTCTTCTTCATTAACTACCTCGCCCTCTGCTTCGACTTCATCAAAGATTTTAGCTGAGAGAGCACCAGGCATAGCAGAGGAAGCGCCGCTAGGCTTGGTCTTCAGGGTAGAGTCTTTAGTCGCAGTCACAGGAGCAGCTGCTTTAGCACCAGGGTTGTCAGTACCTTCTGGCTTCTCTTTGCTATTGCTTGCAACTTCGGTGCCGTCGTTCTTAAGATCGGACTTTTGAGGAGGAACAGCGCCTTTCTTGATGGCAGCATCGCCAGTGGCAGCTTCTTCCTCAACAACTTCTTCTTCAACCGCAGTGGATTCTGCGATCAATTTCTGAAATTTTTCATCAATAGTAGACATTTAATTGCTCCTACGGGTAATAAGGACTGCGGTTAATTTCTATATTTATTTATAAATCACAAATTTCTGAGGAAACTCTCAAATGCGCGTAACTTCCTCTCTTGAAGCT